TGAGCCTGCGCACGCAGGCGGCGGCCGACTTCCGGGCCATCGCTGAGAACACGGACGAGTTTGGTTGGCCGGTGACGGTGACGGACCCACAGGGGTTCGAGGCGGCGCTCACCGGCCTTACCACGGACGTGCACGCGGCGATCGACCCGGAGACCGGCCAGATCATCAGCGGCCGCACGGTGTCGGTGGCACTGTCATTGGCGTCTCTTACGGCCGCGAACCTGGGCACCCCTGTCGGCGCGTCCGACACCACTAAGCGGCCTTGGCTGGTGCGCTTCGACGATCTCGACGGCAAAGAGCACACCTTCGCTGTGATGGACGCATACCCGGACCGAGCGATCGGCGCGGTGGTGTGCGTGCTCGAGTTCTACAGCATCGGATAAGGAAACGATGGCTGCGCTGATCGACACGCTTATCAGCACGACGGACAACAAGTTCATCGTGCGCGATCAGATAGCCGGGATCCTGAAGCTCGAGAGCGACAATCAGAAGTTGCTTGCGCTGGCGGCCGGGGAGGATGACAGGCGCTGGGGCTTGCTGGTGTACAGCGAGCGCGCCCGCCCATGGTCCGACTACATCGATCAGATCGACGACCCGGACAACGCGCCGCGGATCGTCAACGTAGCGTTTGACACCTTCGTCTATGACGGCGCCGCGAGCGACCCTGTCCGCCAACAGAAGGGCACCGCGACGTACAACATCGACTGCTTTGGTTACGGCGTGACACGGCAAGGCACGACCACGGGCCACGTCGCCGGCGACCTCGAAGCGCGCCAGAGCGCAGAGCGCGCGCTCACGCTCACACGCAACATCTTGATGAGCGCGCAGTACACCTACCTTGGCCTGCGAGGCACCGTGTGGAAGCGGATGCCCGAGAGCGAGCAGGCGCAAGACATCCCGATCGAACAAGTGGCGCAGAACGTTGCTGTCGCTCGCCTCCGCCTCAACGTGGACATGGCCGAGACGGCGCCGCAGGTCACTGGCGAGATCATGGGCCCGGATTCGATTTACGCGACCGTGCGTCGCGCTGAAGACGGGTCGGTCTACTTCAACGGCGTTTACTGAGCCGCTTACCCCTCCAAACCCAAATCACCACGCGCCCCTTTGGCGGCGGCGCTGTAGTGCGCGCGCGTGGGCGCGCAGGAGTCACCCGCATGACGATCGATTCATCCGCCGTTGCCCGGGTCGTTGGCATTGAGGCCAACTACAAGGATCTGCGCTCGGGAAGTTCGCTATTCCTGCCCATGCGCATCGCTGTGTTCGCACAAGGCGCGTCCGCATCGAGCTACCCCACGACCAAGTTCCAGGCCGAAAGCGCGGCACAGGTGGGCGCGGTGATGGGCTACGGCTCTCCGGCGCACCTCATCGCGCGCCAGTTGCTTCCGCAGAACGGCGACGGAGTTGGCACGATCCCGGTCACCATCTATCCGCTCACGGATGACGGTTCGGGCGTGGCATCGAGCGGTGACATCACACCGTCTGGAACGCAGACCAAGGCAGCGGCCTACAAGCTGCGGATCGGTGGCGTTGAGTCCAACGAGTTCGTAGTGCCGAAGGGTGCGATCGATGTGACATACGTCTGCGCGGAGATGGGCAAGGCCGTCCTCGCGGTGCTGCATATGCCCGTGACGGTCGTGTACAGCTACGGCACGATTGTCGCGACCCCGGACGGCTCGAACACGGGCGACGGCACACTTGGCTCGCTGTCGGCAACCGGCAGCCCGACGCCTGGCGACTACACGCTCGTGTGCAACACGGCTGCGGTCGACGGCGGCACGTTCACGCTGACCGATCCGGACGGCACGATCATCTCGACATCGATCGACGTGTCGGGCGCGCCGCAGACTGCGGCAGGGATCCAGTTCACCCTGAGCGACGGCTCGGCGGACTACATCGTGGGCGACAGTTTCACGCTTACGGTGCCGGCGACGGACGTGGCATTCCCTTCGAAGTGGAAGGGCACGAGCGCGAACGGCATTGGGATCGAAGTGCTCGGTGACACCACGCTCGGAACCACTTTCGCGATCACGCAGCCGACGGGCGGGTTGGTCAACCCGAGTGTCAACGCGGCGATCGCGCAGGTGGGCCAGGTCTGGGAGACCTTCGGGCTCAACGCCCTGGACGGCGCGGACACCACCGCACTCGATGCATTCCAGGCCTGGGGAGATGCTCGCTACACGCAGAACAAGCCGCGCCCAATCGTGGTGTTCCGCGGCAACAACGATGCGAGCAAAGCGACCGCAACCGTCATCACGGCGGCCCGCACCGATGACAAGGTAAATGCGCAGCTGACAGGCCCCGGATCGCCCAACCTGCCGTGCGTGATCGCGGCGAGGGAGCTCGCCAAAATCGCCCGCATCGCCAACAACAACCCCGCGCGGGACTATGGCAGCCAGCGCGCCACCGGGCTGATCCCAGGCACCGACGCCGAGCAGTGGGACTACACGGTGCGTGACCAGGCCGTGAAGGCCGGCAGCTCCACAGTGGAGGTGCGGGACGGGGTGGTCACCATCTCCGATGTGGTGACGCACTACGCGCCCGCGGGTGAGCCGATCCCCGCCTACCGATTCGTGGTGGCCATCGTCAAGCTCATGAACGTGATGTTCAACATCGAGGCTACTTTCGCGGTTCCGAAGTGGGACGGCGCGCCGCTCGTCCCGAACAACCAGGCGACCACGAACCCAGATGCGAAGAAGCCGAACATGGCGATCACGGCGATCAACAACGTGATCGATGGGCTCGCGCTGGACGCCATCATCAGCAACCCGGAAGCGGCGAAGGCTGCGACCACCGCGGACATCGACAGCCAGAACAACAACCGGCTGAACGTTTCGACCACGGTTCAGCTGTCCGGCAACACCAACCAGATCCCGATCAACCTGAACTTCGGGTTCTACTTCGGCGGCGCCGCGGCCTAGGGCTCTCCACACCTGATCAACCAACACCGCATGCGGCGCGCTGAATCGGGCGCGCTTCGCGTGGGTGCACCCGTGCGCGCAAAGCGCCGAGAGAAGAGGCACGCAAATGACAGCAGTGGGAGGATCGATCGAGGCCGTCACTATCGATGGCCGGTTGTTTCCGGTCGCCGCGGATGCGGACTCGGGTCGCAAATATGGCGGCTTCGAGAACGAAATCCAGATGAACGGCAACGGCACGTTTCGGACCGTCAAAACGCGCGTTGCTTGGATGCTCGACGGGCTGACTCTGTCCTTCGACGACAACCAGGCCGATCTGGAGTTTCTTCAGGACGTGGCCGACGCGACCGAGCCGGTCGACATCTCGATCACCTACGCATCCAACGTCACGGTTGAGTCGAAGGGCCAAATCGTCGGCGAACTGAAGGCGTCAAGTCAGAACGCAACCGTCCCCGTCACGCTCAGCGGCGGCGGCAGGCTGGCGCAGCAGTAGGGGGTAAGCCGTGGCAGATCCTAAGGTTGCCCCAGAGGTTGCGGAATCCGAGTTCGATCGCTTTGTGGAAGCGATGGATCTCGAAGTGAACAAAGAAGGCATGGACGCGGAGGATCGTCAGTCCTTCGATAACGCCAAAGCCATATTTCTCCGCGCAGTCATGGCCGGTTCGCTGGTCGTCAACGACGACGGAGAACCCGTGTTCAGGCCGACGACCGTCGAGGGCGCCGAGCCGATTACGTTCCACGAGCCGGAGGGTGCAAACCTGATGGCCATGGATACCCAGAAGCGTACTCACGACTTCGGCAAGATTCACCACTTCCTGGCTGGCATCACTCGCACGAACCCCAAGCGGTTCGCTCAAATGAAGAACCGCGATCTAAAGGTGTGCCACGCCATCGCCGGGCTTTTTTTGGGAGGGTAGCCACGCCGCTTGTGCGCCTAGGAGAAGACGCACACTTGCGAAAGAAGCGGGATCCAGAGGACCCGGATCGGATGGTCGGCGGCCATACGATGCTTACCGTCTACACGGAGATGCTTCTGCAGATCGCGCGCGACTACCCTGGCCTGCCCGACGCCCGGACGCTTTCGCTCAGCGAGATACGATTCTTCTATGACGGGGTACGTGCGGAACTACGCCGCGCAACTAAACCCGAGTAGGTGCGCGAATGGCCGGTCGTTTCAGCGTTGAAGCCGTCTTCGAGGCCAAAGACCGGATGACTCGCCCGGTCGCGCGCATGACAAAGCGCATCGAGCGAATGGCCCGCAACGGCAGCCGGAGCATCCGTCGGCTTGACCGGGCCTTTAGCGGTGCGCACCGCACCATCGCGCGCACCGGTGCGGTGGTCGGGGCGGCGGCGCTGGCGGCCACGCTGGCCCTTACAGCGCTTGGCAAGTCGGGCGCGGACTTCGAGCAGGCGATTACGAACGTCGGGGCCGTTGGCCTGCAGACGCGCGCGCAGATCGCCCCGCTCGAAAAGATGGCGCTCGACCTGGGCGCAACAACGAAGTTCACCGCGACCGAAGCCGCGGGCGCCATGGAAATCATGGCGCGGTCAGGGTTCTCGGCCGCCGACATCCTGGCGGGCGTACCCGGCGTTCTGAACGCCGCAGCGGCCTCCGGTCTCGAGATAGCAGAAGTCGCCGATCACGTCTCCAATGCCCTGAAGGGCATGGGGCTCGCGACGAGTGACGCGACCCGGGTTGCCGACGTTCTTGCGCTCGCATCATCGCGCACCAACTCCACGATCGGAACGCTTGGAGAATCGCTGCGCAACGTGGCATCGACGGCGCGCATGCTCGGCGTTCCGCTCGAGGATGTCGTCGCGAGCGTGGCGCTTCTGCAGGACGTAGGACTTGACGCATCGGTGGCAGGCTCCGCCATGAACACGATGCTCACGAAGCTGGCGAAGCCGCCGGCGGCGATTGCCAAGCAGATGAAGCGGCTTGGGCTTTCTTTCAAGGATGCTCAAGGGAACATGAAGGCGTTCCCCGAAGTCTTGGCGACCGTCAACACGCTGGCCAAGAAGTCGGGCGGCAGCATGGATCGCGTGGCGATCCTCGCGGACCTGGTGGGCCTGCGCGGGCAGAAGGCAGCCTCGAACCTCGCCAAGCTGTTCGAAACGGGCAAGGTCGAGAAGCTAACCGCCGAGCTACGCAACGCCACTGGCGCCGCGCAGGAGATGGCCGAGCTGCGTATGGACACGCTTCAGGGTGACTTGACGCTCTTGGGCTCGGCGGTCGATGGGCTCACAGTGGCTTTGTTTGGGCTCAAGGGTGGGGCCCTTCGGGACGTCGTGCAGCTGACCACCAAGTGGGTGAGCGCGAACAAGGACCTGATAGTGTCCGGGGTCCAAACCTTCCTGGCCGACGTCAGCGCCAACATGCCCGCCATCGTGCGCGGGCTGAAGCTGATCGGCGGCGGACTGGCGGTGTTCTACACGTGGGCCGCTGCGGCGAAAGTGGCCGCCGGGGCAACGTGGCTGCTGACGGCGGCGCTGGCGGCCACGCCGTTTGGCTTGGTGGCGGCGGCGGTCTCGGCGCTGGCGGTCGTGGCGTTTGCGTTCTGGGATGATATTGGCCCTGTGGTAGAGGGCGCGCTTGCCAGCATCACAGCGGCGCTGAGCTCCGCATGGGCTTGGCTGAAGTCCTCGGCGACGGCGGTTGCCGAGTTCGTCGTGGGCGCCTTCGTGGTCGCCTTCCCGGGCATCTCCGCGATGGCAGCGGCGACCTGGAACCTCGTACGTGAGTCGTGGGAGCCTGCCACCGAGTTCTTCGGCGGAGTCTGGGACACCGTCCTGGACAAGACCACCCGCTTCGTGCGGCAGATCATCTCGGCGTTCGAGCCCGTCACGCGGTTCTTCGAGGAGCTGTGGGCGGGCATCAGCAGCGGATTCGATTCGGCGGTGGGCTGGATCGTGGACACCCTCGGCGCCCTGGTGGGCGACGTGCGGCAGCACGGTCGGGAAGTGCTGGACGGGCCGTCGGGCGCGTTCTCGGGCCCGCAGGGGGCTCCGATGTCGTCGCCACAGGTGGTAGGGCCGCAGGAGCGGGGTGCCGCGCTGATGTCTCACAGCATCCGCGAGACGATGAGCGTCGAGCGCAACCAGAGCGAGATCACGATCCGGGACGAGTCGGGCCGGGCCGAGGTGACGCGACAGCCGCGGAATGGCCCTTCCCTGCGCTTCGCTGAGTCGGGGGCGCTCTGATGGCGGGCGCGCTCGACACCGAGCAGGCGGCCCTTGTAGGGGTCGGCAGTGGCCGAGACTGGCAGGACCGCCTGAGGGAGGGCGCTTACAACTCGCCTACCGGGACGCGGATCAAGTATCAGTTCGTGGACGTGCGACGGGCCTGGGCGAAGCGGGGCACCCTCTTCGAGTTCCCGGGCGTCGAGGGCGGGTATGTGCAGCAGCACCTATTCGGCCCGCGGCGCTACCCGCTGCGGTGCGTGTTCAACGGCGCCGATCACGACCTGGAGGCGACGGCGTTTGAAGCCGCACTCACAGAGCCCGGGGTCGGCGTGCTCGAGCACCCAAAGTATGGGCGGATCGCAAACGTGGTCCCCTTTGGCGATATCACGCGACGCGATGATCTCGTGTACGCGGCCAATCAGTCGGTTGTTGATGTCACGTTCTGGACCACGCTTGTGGAGCTCTACCCGAGTTCGGCGGCTTCGCCTGAGAGCGAAATCACTGCAGCGTTGGGAAGCTTCGATGTTGAGGCGTCGCAGGAGTTCGAGGCAACCACAGACCTCACAACGGCGGCTGCGCGGGCAAACACCAAATCGACCATCTTGAGCGCGATCGGTGAGGTGAGCGCGGCTTTGCGCGCAGCATCGGATGCCACATCGGAGGTTCGTCGCGAGTTTGATGACGCGTTCGATGTTGTGAATCGCGGGATCGATGTTCTGGTGGGGCAACCGGTCCTGCTGGCGCAGCAGTTGGTCAACCTGGTTCGTGCTCCCGCGCGAGCGCTTTCCGGGATTGAGTCTCGGCTCGACGGCTACCGGAATCTGTTCGATTCGATCGTTGGGGCATCGTACGCCAGCGCGACTGTGGGCGTTGCGCAGACGGGGCTGGCGCTCAAGCAGCGAAACAACATCCTGTCTGCGCAGCACATGGCGATGGCTTCCGTGGTCGGTGCGATCGATGCGGTGCTCAACACGACGTTTGAGACCAAGCCCGAGGCCATCGCAGCGGCTGATAATGTCGCGCAGCAGTTCGACGATCTGATTGTATGGCGCGAGCAAGCGTACCTGGACGCGGCGATCATCGACCCTGGAGGGGCCTACCAGCGGTTGCTTCAGGCGGTGTCATTGACGGTTGGGTTCCTTGTCGAGGTCTCGTTTTCGCTCGTGCCAGAACGTCGAATCACCCTCGACCGGCCACGCACCATCATCGACTTGGCGGCCGAGATCTACGGCACAGTGGACGACAGGCTCGACCTGATCATCACAAGCAACAACTTGAGCGGCGACGAAATACTCGAGCTGCCACGGGGCAAGACCATTGCCTACTACCCATGATGATCGGGTTTCGATCCGAATCGACGGCAGAGAGTTTGCTCACTGGACGGAGATAGCGATCCATCTGCAGATGGACAGCTTTGGCGTGGTCGACGGGGTCGCGCCGTTCGAGTCGGGGCGGCTCGAGTTTCGCAATGCGTTTAGGCCCTTCACGTTCCAGCCGCTCGAGGTATGGATCGATGATGAGCGGCTGATCTACGGGATGCTTGGTGATGTCGGCTCGCGCAAGCGGGCGGACCGCTCGACCGTGTCGATCCAGGGCTACTCAAAGCCCGGCGTGATGGCCCTGAATGCGTGTCCCGAAAGCTTGCTACCGCTTGAGTTCCGCGGCTATGGATTGCGGCAGATTGCGAGCGCGCTTGCGGAGCCGTTCGGCGTGCTCCCTATCTTTCGCGAAGACGAGGGCGCGAAGTTTGCCAAAGCTAAGGCGGAGGTCGATCAGAGGCCCTATGACTTCCTAGCGGCGCTCGCTCGGCAGCGGAACTTGATCATCGGCAGCGATGCTGACGGCAACATGCTGTTCTGGCGTTCGGTCGAGCCGGGTGCCCCTGTGGCCCGTCTTGTAGACGGATTGCCTCCGGTGGTTGGCGTGGATGCGCGGTTGTCTTCGCGGCAGTATCACAGCCACATCACAGCATTCACCAAGCGCAAGCGCCGTCAGAGGGGCGCGCGCTATACGGTGTCGAACCCGTTCCTGCGTGACAGGCTTCGCCCGATGTCGTTCACGCTGGACGATACCGACGCTGCAGATGCGCCAGCGGCGGCCCGCGCCAAGCTCGGTAGGATGTTCGCAGCGGCGGCGACCTATGAAGTAGAGGTTGCGACATGGCGCGACCCATCCGGGCGGCTGTGGTCCCCAAACACCACGCTTACCGCGCTTGCGCCGGACTACATGGTCTATCGCGAGACGGAGCTAGTGGTTCGCGCGGTGACGTTCATGCGCGACGCTAACTCCAAGAGCGCCAAGCTGCAGCTGGTGCTACCAGGCGCGTTCACTGGCGAGGTGCCGGAGGTGCTCCCATGGGCCGAGTAGGCGAGGTGGTCGAGGTCGAGACGGACGGGGATGTCCGCGTGGATCTTGGCGGCGAAGACCTAGTTACCGCCGACGGCTTCGCAGGTGCGGGTGATGATGCGCCACCGCTTCCCGGAGACGCAGCTGCTCTCGTGGACGGTGTGAGTTCCGGCGGTTACCAGGTCGCTGGCTACGACGACGAAACGCCGAAGGCTGCAGCGGGCGGCGAGCGGCGTATGTACGCCCGGGACCCGGCGGGCGTTGTCACGTCGGAGATACATCTCAAGGGTGACGGTTCTATCGATATCACTTCGCTGGCTTCCGGCGGCGCCAAGGTCACCGTCAAGCCTGGCGGAAACGTGGTGATCGAGGGCGCACAGGATGTCACCGGGGATATCACTGCCGACGGTGAAATCACGGCAAAAGGGGCAAGCGCTGCAACCCTCGTGACGCTTTCCGGGCTCAAGATACCAAGCCCGTTCGGTCCGCTTGGTCCACCCATACCGGGTAACTGATGTCGCTTGTCTTCGGCCCACTCCAAACGAATCTCGAATCACTGTTTGGATCTTCTCCGGGGTCTACATCGGAGGCGGCGCAGGCGTGGGCGGACGCGGTCGAGGGCTACTTCACGGACGTTGTCCCCATGTCGACCACGGTCGCCACCGCAGCGGCGACGCTGAAGACGGCGCTGCAGGCCGCATTCGGTGCGGTGGGGCCCGACCCGTCAACCGCGGCGGCCAGCATGGAGGCAGCCTTCCTCGCGTTTGCAACAACCGTCGGTAGCGGCATGACGGGGTTTATCGCAACACCGCCACCGGCACCGGTCGGGTTCGCTTCGCTGCTTGGTTCGAATCAGTCCACGCAGTCGGACGCCGCTCAGGCATGGGCGAGCGCCATCGACACGTGGGCGAAGACAGGGCTCGCGCAGGTGGTGGGTGGACCGCCGCCGCCGCCTGTCAACTGGACCTAGGGGAGGGCGGACCGCACCTCGTCGCAATCGACGGTCGACACACTGATGTCGGCGAGCCTCACCATTACAAAGGTCCCTTCGGACTTTTGCGACTGATCTTGCTGGTCGAGGAAATCCTTCTGTTCGACAGTGCAGGGCTTGTTTGCGTCATCGTTGGCCCAGTCCGCCGCGGTGCAGCTTTGGGGCTCATTCCACTTGCTGTCCGCCACCTGGATGCAGCTATACACGCGTCCCTCGGTCTTGTCGTTTAAGACCTTCCCCGTCAGACGCCCGCAGGCTTCGATCTTGCCCTCCAGGTGCGTCACCACACGGCTGGCGACGCTCACACAGGAGGCGCGGCGACGCACCGCGGTCGAATCCATCTCGAGCTCGATCGGCGTAAAGCAGATGGTGTCCTCCGCGGGCCCGCGGTCGGTGGCTGGACAGTTGGGGTCGGCGGACCACACGGTCAGCCCCGGTACGCCATCCCCATCGACGTCGACCCACGCGTCCTCGGGCACGTCTTCTCTGGTCATGGGCCATTCATCGTTGAGGGGATCGTCGAGCTCGATGCCGACCAGCGCCGCCTCCTTGGGCGTGTTGAAGTCCTTATCCGGCAAGGCATCCTTTGCCGCCAGTGGGATGTCCACCCCGTCATGCAGATCGAGGTCGTCGAAGACCGACTGCGGCACGCCCGAAGAGTAGGCCTCGTTGTAGGCCGGGCTGACAGCCTTGGGATAGATGTCCGAGCCGCAGCCCTTCTTCTGCACCTTGATGACCGTGCCATTATAGTCGTAGCGATGCAGCTCCCAGAGCGTCGCCGTCGTCACCGACTCGGCCACAAATGTCGTGCCGCCGATCTCCTGCTTCGGCAGGGTCAGGGTCACATCGTGACGCACCGCCCACCATCCGGATAGGTCGCACCAGCATAGGCCTCCATCGCATGTGGTAACCTCAGCGTCGGCATCGGCGGCGGCGCTGGCGTCAGCCATCATGCTCGGCTCCACCGCCGCATCGAAGCCACTCGAATCGACCGGGCCTGCGTCGCTGCGCGAGCTTTCCGAACCGTCCCTTTCCTGCCCCGAATCATGGGGACCTGGCGTGGTCGCTTTGCCAGCGTCCGCACCCATCGCGCCGAATGTCGGCCCGTCGTTTCCACCGTCCGATCGGCCGATCCGGATATCATCTAAGTATCCGTCGACATTCCGGACCATCGGGACGCCAGCGTAGTCGCTTGCCTTGGGCGAGCTGTCCCCACCACAGGCCCCGGCGCCGACCAGCGCCAGCGCGGTTATGATTCTCCTCATGATTCTCCTCATCGATTAAGACCTCCCGCGTCAGGATACGCGAAGCACGTTCCTGAGCAAAACCGCCTATAATCACAAGCATATTGGGTGCGTCCATGACTGATATGTTGCTCAGGCTCGAAGACGACGGCGGCAACATCGAGGTGATAAACGGGCGCGTCACGCTCTCCAACGGGCTCGAGAACGCGGTGATCGCATCGCTGTTCGGCGGCAACCAGCGGGACGATGGATCCGACGCTACGCTCGCTCTTGAGTGGTGGGGCAACAAAGGTGCGCTCGAGACCCGGAAGCTTCGAAGCCGGTTCCAACATCTGATTTCGATATTGCCAGCGGTGCCAGCGAACTTGCTTCGCTTCGAAGACGCGGCAGCCGCGGACCTGTCATGGATGCAGTCGATCGGACTCGCTGGGTTCATCGGTGCAACCGCTACAATCCCAGCGTTGAACACTGTTCAAATAGCACCGCGCATTGAGATCGCCGACGCTGTTTATGATTTCGCATTTACGCGCGCAGCTGCTGCCCGGGTGAACGCATGAGCTTGACGACCCCGACCACATCCGAGCTCAGCGATCAGATTGTAGCCCACCTTGAGGCGTCATTCTCGCAGACGATCCCGCTGCTGCCGAAGCTGTTTCAGCGCGTCCTAGCCAAGGTGCTCGCTGGCTCGCTGGTGCTCATCTACCGGTACGCCGGGTTCACGCACCTTCAGCAATATGTGGCCACCGCGAGCACCGAACCAACAACGGTCAACGGCATCACGATTAGGCCTCTGGTCGAGTGGGGCAGGCAAGTTGGTGTCGGCGATCCCAACCCTGGCAAGCGCACCGAGCTCACCGTTGACGTTGCGGTGCTCAACCAGACTGGCTCCCTCTCGGCAGGACAGAAGGCGGTGCGCGCGGACACGGGCGTTGTCTACCAGGTCGTATTTGACGTCGCCCTTGACGCGGCAACGGTTTCCGCCACCGTGCGCGCTGTTGACGATGTGCAGGGCACCGCTGGCGTGGGGACAATAGGCAACCTGTCTGACGGCGAAACCATCGAGTTTGCGAACCCACCGGCGCAAATCTCAGCGGTGGCGACGGTGACCGGCACAGCTGTGACCGGCACGAACGCGGAGACCTGGCCGGCATACCGCAAGCGCATTCAACGGCACGAACAGGCAAAACCGCAGGGCGGGGCCTATGCCGATTATCGCGAGTGGGCAGAAGAGGCCGACAACGTGATCAACGCCTACCCGTACACGGGAAACCCGGGGGAAGTTGACGTGTACATTGAGGCGGACTCGAGCGTTGACGCTGATGGCATTGCGTCGTCAACCGAGATTACCGCAGCGGAAAACGCGATCGAGTTCGACGCTGAAGGCAAGGCGCGACGACGGCCAGTGAACGCGCTGGTAAACGTTTTTTCGATTACGCGCATCGCGTTCGGCGTCGAGGTGTTTTCGCTCACGCCATCGGACCCGACTCAACTCGCATCCGTGCAGGCATCTATCTCCGCTGCCGTGGACGAGTTCCTGCGCTCGCGCGAACCGTTCATCGCCGGGTTGTCCGTACTTCCGCGCCTCGACCGGATCACACAGGGGGAAGTGGCCGGCGTGGTCTACGAAGTCTGCAACGCAGCGGGCGCCACGGTGTCCGCCGTCGGGCTTCAAGAGGGTGGCACGACGTTCAACGCGCGAACGCTTGGCCAGGGTGAGAAAGCAAAGCTTGGCAGCGTGAGCTACCATTAGGGGAAGCGATGGCGATCAGCCCGAAGGACATATACCCGAGTCAGGTCGATACGACCGACCCGACTGGCTACCCATACGGCAAGGCACAGAACGTCAGTTCGCCCGGCGACGGCTCGGGAACGCCTCTCGAAAAGGACTGGCTATCGGATTGGTTCGGGTTCCAACAAGCGGCGCTCGACGCTGACGGCGCGACACCAAGCGGCGCTCCGGACAAAGTCGGCGCGTCGCAGGTGTTGACCGCCATCCTTGGCGAGGCCCGTCGAAGCTACGCGTCGCTCAACTGGAAGATCCATCAGCCGGAAGCGACATTCTCCGGAAGCGGCGATTACATGCGCGACGTCGCCTTCGCGCCTGATTTCTACTACGCCGGTACCGGGTACCTGGACACGATCGTAGCGGTCGGAGACGACGGCGGCCTGTACTACACCCCCGACGCGCACCTTTGGGGAACCCTTGCTCCGGCAGGCGGCTACTCTGGGGATCTCAATGGCGTGGCTTGGTTGGCCGGTCTCTCGCTTTGGTGCGTGGTTGGCGACAATGGCGAGGTGCAGACGTCGCCGGACATCGTCAGCTGGACGAAACGCGCGCTCCCGGGAAGCCCAACCAGCAACCTGCAGAAAGTCGTCTGGAACTCCGACCTTGGCCTGGCGGTTATCGTTGGGCAGAACGGCGGCATCTGGACGTCGACCAATGGCACGAGCTGGACACAGCGCACTGCAGGAGGCGGGTACTCGGGCGAGTTTCTGGGCATCGCATGGTCATCGTCGCTGGCGCTGTTCGTTGCGGTTGGTGACAGCGCAGAGATCCAGACCTCGCCGGATGGTGTTACCTGGACATCGCGAGCGAACACGGCTGAGAGCTGGATTCGCGGTGTGACGTGGTCGCCGAAGCTCGGGCTGTTCGCGATCGCGTCGGATGACGGATTCGACGGAAAGATCCTAACGTCGCCCGACGGCATCACCTGGACCGAACGCGCGATCACGCAGTCGACGAGTGCAATCCATTGGTCCGATAGCCTGAAGGCTTTCATCTCGGATGGGGCTGGCGCCAGTCTGGAGGCGCGCGGGTACTACGTTTCGAAGGACGGGTTCAGTTGGACGCTTCACCAACGCAACATGAGCAACGTGCGCGGCTTTGCCGACGCTCGCGGCTTCGTGGTGGCCGCTGGCAAGTTCGGGCGCGTCTATCTCTCCGGCTCGGTGTAGTCGATGCCCGATCTGTTTTTCCGGATCTTTCAACACCTTCTGCCAGATTCACTCGCATTCCGAATCCGGAAAGGCTCCACCGATTGGTTCATCGGCGACGGAAGCGCAGTCGGCGATCCCGGGTTGCTCATCGGTGGGAGACCTGGGGGGCGCGACATCGATCGATTCTGGTGGGCGCTTACGCATCCATTTTCGGCAGCGCGCGAGTTCGTGGATAGCGTCTACCTGGATCTGTTTCCAGGCACGACGCGCGAGATCGACAGGTGGGAAACGCACTTTGGCATATTGCCCGGGGTGAGCGAATCCGACCGCCGCGCCAACATTGATGCGGCATGGAAGGCGACCGGCGGCCAGGGCAAAGAATACCTGGAGTCGATCTTCCATGCCGCGGGATTCGACGTCTACCTGCACCAGTGGTGGGAAGAGCCCACGCCGGGCATGTCCGGGCTAAAGAACCCCGCGCTGGTCACGGAGATCCCGACCATCGGGACCACGCAATGCGGGGAAGCGCTGTCGCTTTGCGGCGAGAAAGACGCAAAGTGCAATCGGTTTTTGGCCAACGAGCCTGGATATCTTGTCAATGGCATTGTCGACGGACAGGTGCCCCCTCCGGTGCCAACGGATGACGCGACATGGCCGCATTTCCTCTACATCGGCCCCCAGACGCTCACCAGCGCAACGAACCCGGTTCGCGCGCAGATCCCGGCCGCACGCAGGCCAGAGTTTGAGCGACTGATCCTAAAGATCAGGCCGGTGCAACAATGGCTAGTCGTGCTAGTGGACTACGTTTGAAGGTATTTCAATGACAAAGGCACTCACCGCCGCTTCGTCTTTCGACACTGCGATTACACCGCAGTCAGGGGAGAAGGCGAACGAGGCGCTATTTGAAGCGTGCTTTCAAGCGCTCGCGAACCGGACGCGCTACCTCTACGACAACATCGGGGCTTCGGGCCCGTCGCTGGCGGTCAACCAGGTCTACGGCCGGTCGTCCTCTGGCTCCGCCGGCGGCAAGGCCGCGACGGACTTCGCATTCAGCTTGATGGCGCTCGCGGACGCGATCAGCCACGCGGACGCACTGCACACCAAGGGCTCCGACATCGCGAGCGCTGCGGTGACGAACATCGCCGGCGCAACCGGGATGTTCGTGCACATCACGGGCACCACCACGATCACGTCCTTCGGCACCGCGGCCGCTGGCGTGGTGCGCGTGGTCCGCTTTGCGGATGCACTTACGCTTACGCACAACGCAACAAGCCTGGTTCTTCCGGCGGGCGGCTCGGACATCACGACAGCGACCAACGACGTTGCAATCGCCGTGTCCGAAGGATCCGGAAACTGGCGGGTGGTCTCCTACCAGCGCGCGAGTGGTTTTGCGCTCGTGGGCAGCATGGGCAGCACCACGTTCGTCGGGATGACCGACACTCCAGGGAGTTTCAGCGGTCAGGCCGGGAAGATCCCGGCGGTCAACTCCGGCGAAAGCGCGCTGGAGTTCGTGCACCAGAACGTCTTTCCTGTCGCCTCCATTCACTACCTGAACCACAGCCTGTCCGGGCTGGACATGTCCGATTACTCGGTCGGTGAGGGCGACATCGTCGTCCTGCGCTCCCAGACCGATCCGACCGAAAACGGCCCTTGGGTGGCGTCGTCTGGCGCATGGTCGCGTCTTGCGCCATGGGACACCGCTGCGGGATTTGCCAATGGGCAGGTGTTTGTCTCGAGCGGGATCAGCACCGGGACCGGCGGTGCCCCGGGCGCCGTCATTGTTGACACCGTGCCTACCACCGTCGGAAGCGATCCGATCGTGTTCCGTAGCCTGTACAGGCCGTGGACCACTGAAACCAGCATCAACTTTGGCGTGCCCATCAAGGCCGATTCGATCGTTGTTGGCGGAGGCTCGTTAAACGCGGACGCGTGTGCCAGCTTCAACAGCACGACGAAGGGCGTGGAGCTCCCCGGCCTCTCCTCGACAAACCGCGACGCCATGACTTTCCCCCCGGCGGGGATGCTCATATACAACTCCACGACGGGCCAGCTGGAATGGCGAAACAGCGCGGGGTCATGGGATCCGCGGTTCGCAACGCTGCGTGTTGGAGACACCGGAGCCCAGGTCGGTGTCTTGGACATCGAGTCCACGGACGCCATAACCACGCCCCTCCTGACTCTGAAAAACACGACCACCAGCCTCGACGTCGACGTTCGAGGCGGAAGCGGGGTGCCGACGTACTCCGCGAAGCCCGGATCGATATACATTCGCGGCGGCGCTGGAAACGCCGAGGTCTACGTCAACGTCTCGACCACCAACCCGGGCACCACGTGGTCGAAGCTGGGGGACGGTCGGACCTACAGCGACACGATTTCCGGCACCACCTACACGCTGACCGATGCTGACTCCGGGCGGAACCTGGTGTTCACCAACCCGACCGGTTGCACGGTCACAGCCCCGGCAGGCCTCGCCGATGGCTTCTCGTGCCTGCTGACACAGCTCCGCATTGGGGGGGCCGTCACCGTGAACGCTGGGGTGAGTGCGGCGGTCAACAACCGGAGTGGCCACACGAAGACAGCCGGACGGTACGCGCAAATCTCGTTGCTGCACATTGGGTCTGACGAGTTCATCCTGAGTGGCGATACAGAGAGTCACTCGACAATCCTTGACTACGTGCCCGTCACAAACCTGAAGCTCGCGTTGAGCACTGCGCGCGTTCTGAAGTCGACCTATGCAGGCCCCCTAGTCGAGGTGGAGGAGGACGGCGGCTCGACGACGCACGGCATCGGCGTCGACGCCAACGGGGAGCTGGACACGTCCGATCTGGCGTCGTTCTGCGGCGCCAACCTTGGCACCGTCAAGACCGCGTACGACCAGGCCGGCGGATCCACTTCCTACGATTACGCGCAGGCAACGAGCTCCAGCCAGCCGCAGATCTACGACGGAGCTGCTGTCGAGACGCTGGGCGGCAAGCCCGCCATGGTTTTCGATGGTACCGATGATGTGCTGACCCGGTCGGATGCGCTCGGAGAAGCGGGCAACAACCCGGCGATGGATGTGTTCATCGCGTTTACCGCACCGACAACCGCAACTTCGGACGCTCTGTGGTCCCTAGGGACCGGGCTTGGGGCCATTGTCGCTATTTGCGTCGAAAGCAGCACGCAGGTTGCGGTCAGGTACGGTGACGGCAACAGGGTCTTGAGCTTTTTAGGCCTCGACTTGACCACTGGGCCCCACGTCTTGCACATGCGCCGTGCTGCCGGCGCTGCATACGATGAGGTGGACATCACCATTGACGGTGTCGCGGGATCCCCGGTGTCCACGTCCGGAACGACGACGCTTTCGCTTGGGTCTGCATCGGATATCGGCGACAACGCGACGTACAGCCCGCTGAACTGCGTCGTCGGTGAGCTGCTGGTGTTTGCCGCGGCGGTCGGCAACGCACTCATCACGGCTGATGCGGCGGTCATCAGCGCGGACATGAGAAGCTTCTGGGGCGTGTGATGTCGTCGGCAAGGCCGTGGCCCGCGCCCGATTTGCGACGCTTCTGAAAGGAATCAAAATGAAGAATCTCTTGCTCGCGTTGACCATGCTGGTCAGCTCGTTGGTGTTGTCGGGGTGCGCTCCCGTCGACTCGCTGCTCGACGTCTGGCCGAAGGTCGTGGAATGCGGACTCGGCGCCGACCAGGCTTATGGAGACGTGGCGCGCATCCTGACTGCAGACGGGACGGCACGGGAGATGAGCGACGACGCGACCGAGGCCCTCGAGCGGCTTGCGTCGAAGTACGGCCCCGGCGCCATCGCATGCCTGATCGACTCGCTGCTCGACGACTGGCTGTCGACCGGCGCGTCCCCCGACCCGGTGAGGCTGGCGGGTGTGCAGCGTGGCCGGGAGTTTCTCGAGGACCACGGCGTCGAGCAGGTCAAGCGGGAGTAGACCATGCTGCGGATCGCCCTGATCAGCGACAGTGCACGTGTGAGCGAGGCGGACCTGTTCCGCATGGCTCCCGCGCTCGAGCAGAGCGCGCGTCACGCGTGGGACGTGTGGCGCGAGCACCTGCCATGGTGGATGCGCGACATTCCGCCGAGCATCATCCCGTGGGACGTCGCGGCCGGCGTGAAAAGCGCCCGGCAGCTCCCGATGTGGGAGGGCAGCACGAGCGAACACATGGTCCCGCTCTACTTTGTCGACGACACAAGCCGGGACGGCGGCACGTTGGCAGTTCACTATGTCCAGGGCGACCGGCCGGCGGGGCGCGTCTACGTCGAGAACGCTAGCGGCCTGAATGATGGTCCGTACAGCGTGAGCGAGGCGGCGAGTCACGAGATACTCGAGGTTATGCTCAACCCGTGGATCGACGGCTGGACGCCCATGCCCGGGCGCTCGGGCGTGTGGGTGGCCAACGAGCTGTGCGACCCGGTCCAGGACCACTACGAGGTCGAGGCGCACGGCATCGCGTGGCGGGTGGCCAACTTCGTATACCCGCAGTGGTTCGAGCGCTCCGGCGAGGGCCAGGTTGACCACCTCCGGACGCTGGTCGCGCCCGGGGAGATCGGTCCCGAGGGCTACGTGATCCTGCGGGATGCCGACTGGCGGATCTCCTACGAGTTCGGCGGCACGCGTAGCGACTTCCGCGGCATCGAGACGGTGGCCAAGCACCACCCCATGGCGCGAACGCAGCGGATCGGCGAGATGGCCGAGAGCCAACGCGCGGCGCCTGCCGAGGTATAGCCATGTCCA